CTTCCTACGGTGTATGTTTGCCCTAAGCTTCGAGGTACAGAAATTTCTGAAGATGCAGAAACAGCATTAGAGACGGCCGGATCCGATCCTATAAACGTTCTGATGGAGCTTTGTAGCGTAGGATTTATAACAAACGCAGAGTGGCCACCGACCGCAACCTCAACAAGCTGTGATGAAGTTGCATCGATGGCATTTACATAGTCTCTTAGCCAAGTACTTTGATTACCAGCACCGGTAGTATCATCTAATGCCTGGGTAAATAATATTGGCGATTGGTGCCCTGTCGTAAACGTCTCAAGACCTCGGTTCTTGTACTCTAGGACAACCGGAGATAATTCTTGTATGTTTATTCCGATGTCACTTATAGAAGAAGCCTGATCGTCATTAAGACAGCCACCTCGACCAAATATATTGGCAGGCATTTTATAACCCTCCGATTTTTATGCCTATATCAGTTATAGGTGAATGTGTCCATTACAAATGTAAGCTCAAGAGTCGAGACATTTGTAGAGGATCTGTCGGCCTGACCGAAGTTAAGCGAAGTAATTTGAGCGTCAGGAACAGTAATAGTTCTGTTTCCTAGAGGAGAAGGATCTTCACCGCAACTAACAGGAGTAACAGTTAGAGTAATGAAAGAACAATCATAGGTCTTCCAGAAGTCGACGATGTCGGCGTGCTTTTCAGGGTCAAAAGGTACTGTTAGAGTAACTTCTGCAAGAGTACGAGGACCTTTGAGCTGGAAGATACGACCTCTTACGCCATCCGCATACTGGGTGGTGGCAGATGTGTCTCTAATTCCAGAGAAGGTTGTGAAATAGTGCTGGAAAGGAGAAGCCTGAATCCAGTACTGGGCTTGGGTAATTGGCTTATAAGATAGCATAGCAATTAGAATATATGCAATATTTCTAATAACTATTTAAACTAGGTGAACTATTGAAAATAAGGATCGAACCAGCGCCAGTATCCTTTAGATTCTGGGTCTAAAGTAACCGCTTCTCTATGTACAACGTATCTATTTAATCTAAATACATTGTTATATAGATTTACAAGCGAGATAGAATCTTCTTCTGTAAAACCTTCTTGTTCCAAGGATCCTTTTAGTCTTTGGAGTTCATTCATATACAAACTCTTAGGTTCTAGAGACTCTGGAGGTTGACGACGTACATTTCTGATTTCCTCAAATAGCCTATCGATAACATAAATAATCTCGCCAGGAGAGGTATACTCGTCGATATCAAGCTTAGAGATCGTCATCTCATTTCCTGTAGCATCTGAAACGATTCTTTGGAAACCTACATCGTCAATACTACCTTTGAAATTAGAAGAGATGGTTTCAGAAATTCGCTCCTTTAAAGACCCTTCGTCAAAGTCGAATAGCTTCATAAGATCGGTGCCAAAGTCCATGTCCTCGGCCATAGGAGCCTCTTCTTCGCCTTCTCCCTCTGCAGGAGGCATTAATCCTCCTCCCATCATTCCGCCCTCGGGCATGTCCTGCTTAATCAACGAAGGAATGTTAAGATGGTCTCTGAGCCAATCAAGATCATCAACTGCATATCCTAGAGCTCCTAGCTGAGAAAGAACCTGAACAATACGTACAGGATCTTCGCGTTGCTTAAGATCTTCAAAGTTACGTACAAGGCGTGGAGGATTTTTGCCGGGATAGTTAAGTTCTACGATCCATCGGACCAACGTAGAGTTGATTGTTTCATCAAGCTCTTCAGAGAAGGCTTTTGCTTTTCGCATACGCACAGAGTCGGCGATTTGATCGCGAGCAAATGAGCCAACACTTCCGGTCTCCTGACCAACAGTTGTTTCACCATTAATTACAAAGCTAATTTGCTGATCTATATAGCTAATAAGCTGGTTGTAAAGTTCTGGACGCCCGTTACTTTCTAACCACTGAATATCCATCTCGTCTGGTAGGACAACAGCTGTTTCTTGACCAAGACGCTGTAAAGCAGTAAATAGAGCTTGAACTTCTTCCTCTGGAGTTCCTAGGCTAAATTTACCAACAGCAGTAGGAGTTGTATGCTTATCGGCATATTGCAACCAGAAGTTAAGAAGAGTTCTTCTAAACTCTACTAAGGGATATAGCTGACGACCAAGGCCAGAACCATGCACATCATTGAAATTGCTATAGGCCCAGTGTCTATGCAAAACAAGAGCTCTCAGAGGGATTCCCATTCCATCTACAGGAGAGAATTTTGTAATAAGCCTTGGGCTTACAGTACCATCCTCATTTAACTTAAATAAGAATCTTCTTGGGTCTCTTATTTTTAGCTCAGAGGGGACTATGTATTTCCCTTGTCTCATCCAGCAAATTTCGCTAACAGACATGCCGAGTATAATTGACTCGCACATTCCTCTGACAAAGGTATCGAATCCAGCATTACTTGCAACTAAAGATTCTTTACCATAAGACTGTCTGGTGTTTGTACCAATCCTATTGATAACTTGTCTTACAAACTCGGCGACCTCCTCATCCTCGTCGGAATTAGAGGCGGGATAGACTTCCCACGGTCTCTGTACAATTTCACCAATAAGTTTTTCCCAAGCGGCGAGAATCTGGCTATCGTTAAATAGCCTCATGTATTTCTCAATGGCTCTAGGGCCACCACCACCCTCTTCTAGGAGGATGTCATCTCTTCTTGGTAGGATTACTCCGCTGTGGAGATAAGGTGCTCCGTTATAAGAATACGGATCAGACTTATACCCTGCTAAGTTTCCTTGAGACACGCCTAGGGAAAAATACCGGTCGAAAAACCCAGATTTGATGTGTCTTTGGGGATTTTCAGAGGTCATTTGGTATTTTTACACATTATTCTTTAGTTTCTTTAAACTGACCTTCTTCATTTACCTTAGTTACGTCTGTAAGCACTGTTTCTAGATTCATAAGTTTTTCTACTAATTCTTCTCTAGTTAGCTTACCTTCGTCCCATTCTGCAATCAGTTCTTCTGCTCCCTCTACGGTTACAGTCTGTCCAGTGGTTAAGATGTTAATTCCTTTTTCCATTTTTCGTGTTCTTTGCGAATAGTGAGATAGAAATCTTTGTAAGTTTTACGCCAAGTTTCGTCGTATTTTCTTACATACTTGAAATAACTGTTTTCCCAAGTTTCTTGAGTATATAGTTCTTTATACTCTTCTGGGATATTTTCTGAAAAGTTTTTAAGTTCAATTGCAAGGATGGCGGACATAAAATCTCCTCTTTTTGCAACCATCTGAGTTTTAAGTTCTTTGAGACAAATTTTAGGAAACTTCTGAGACATTTCGTGGAACAAAGGAGATTTAAATAAATCAGCTTTTTTCTCTTGCTTCTCTTTCTTTAACGTTTCTTCGTAAGCGTTATCTAGAACAGACCCAATAAAAGACGAGTTAAATTCTACATCTGTGTCTGCATTTATTTCTTTCCAGAATTTTTTAAAAGCATCATATCCACGGACAATAGTAACGTTTGCATAAGACTGCAGCTTTTGTTTTATCTCTCTTTTAGCCGCATCAATGTAATGCATATCTTTTCCTTCGGGCCAAAAGGCATATCTCTGTGCCAGAGAGTTTGACCAAAGGAAAGTAGTTAGGAGTTTTTTAATTCTAGAGTCGGAAATATCCTTTTTAGGAAGATCATCAATATCTACAATTGCCTTCTTCCACTCATAGAAAACATCCATTGCTTTGTTTTCTGAAGCAGCCCAGATAGGAGTCTTAGATAATTTTCCGATGTGCGTATTATCAAGTTCTCCGTAACCTGTCAGTTCATTTACAAGAACATCGTCTTCTGAAAGGTTCTGAGAGGTAATTACCTTTGGTTTATTGCATCCTTTTACACTTGCATTAAGTTCTGCGATCCACTTCTCGTGAGCAAACTGCTGTTCTATCTTCCACCGATCATGTGCAAGAACTTTATCCAGAGCAGACTCTGAAATATTACACAGCGTTAAGATCTCCTGAAGTTGCATTAACGTCTAGTTTGCGTAGTTTTACATCTATATAGCTCATTATATCACGATAGCTCCAACAATCAACAATCTTTTTAAAGATCTTGCTATCGATTCTTCTAAGATCCATGCCGTCTGTTAAAAGTCTATTAATACTATCCCAGCAACTAGCGCCTGGCTCATCAAATAAGAAAATTAGTTTTTCTTTTGCAGACTCATCTTCTTTCTCAAGAAAGCTAATTGTCGAGAATAACTGAGAAATAGACATACTATCCCATCCTGCAAAAATAATAAAGTCAGATCCTTTTAAAGTTGCTTCTGTTACAGACTGCCTAGTCTTAACATCTACTTTTTGTTTCTCTGTTAAAATTTGTTCTAAATGCACCGTCATTTTATTAATGTCTGTAGTTGCATCTACAGATTTTGCCTTGATAATTACTACAGAAACTTTTTCGGACATGTTTAGAATTTTGCTGTAAAGCTTTAAACTCAAAGTTTAAAGTTTAAAAAAAGCCTAGCAATGCTAACAGATAAGTCAAAAAGACAGCTTCCTTTTGTTTTGTATAACATGCCAGATTTGGTAGAGGCCGCTTTCAAACAATACGAGGCTAGCTTTGGTAAATACCAAGTTGATACCGTAAGAAAAGAGCAATACGACGGGTTCTTAGACTTATTTCAAGTAGTTGTAGCAAGAATTCAAGAAGAAAAACCTGCAGAAGTTCTGCCTCTATATCAGAAGATATTGCTTCTTTTTGTAAAAGTAGATCTTAACTACCTTTTATTTGCAACTCTTATTGATTTAATTGAGGCCCAGATTTTAGGATTTATATCTTCAATAGGAAATAATGAGCAACTAAACCAAAGAATTAGCTCTTATTGTCTTAAGCTAAGAACGTCTGCTACGGAAAGAGATACATTTTTAAAAGAGTCTACAGGGGAAAGGCTTGTACAATTAATTTCTGAATACGCACCATCGGTGGGAGTTAATAAGCAAAGATACAGCAAAAACAATTACGACCCTGTATCTAGAAAAATATTTAGCTTAATTACAAAAGATGCATTTTGGGAGGAACAACAAGAGCTATATAAGGTTGACTCTAGATATTATCAAAAGCTTACTATATATAACGACGAGTTATACTTACTTAATGATAATGTATCAAAGCCTACAGGACAATTTGATTCTTCTGAATGGAGAAAATTTTCATCAAAGTTTTTAAATAAATCAAACAAAATTAACGAAAAAATTAGAAAGAATGTAGAGAGTTATGTTTCTTCAGCTCTTGCCAACGCAAAGGATGTAAACCCCATTATTTCAGATTCTAGTGTTACTCAAAAAGACACGGGTCTAAAATATGATGAAAAAGACCTATCTCTTACGTTAGGAGGTAAAGGAAAACAATTTGTAAGAAATCTTTTATCTCTTAGGGGCAGTCTAAGCTATACCGCAGGATCACAAGGATCTGCTATAGGGAGTGTTAATTATGCGGCAAAGTTTGATGAATACTTCTTTGCCTGTATTTTTGGAAAAAGTATAGTTTCCGGTTTTTCTGATTTAGGGGGATCTCCTCTATTTGGAGATTTTAATACGCTATATAATTATGGCCTTGTTCAAAATGAAATTGCAGGACTTTCTTTCTTAGAGGGATTTAGATCATTAAAATCTTTTAATCAAAACATTGAGCTTCCTCCAGAAGCAGTAGATGCAGGGTCTGACTATGTGCCTTACGCCCTTAAAAGAGAGCCAGAAGTAGGCAATATTATAGGAGGACAAGTTGTTGCAACAGGAGATAAAACTTACGAATTAACCTACAATCCTATAGCAGCAAAGTATTACTACGGAATTCAAGACAAATACAAAGGAATTACTGTTAATCCGTATTCTGAAAAAACTAATGTAGACCTTATTCTTTATGGCTTAGAAAGAATGGTTGTTATATCCGATCAACTAGCAGATACATTAGAAGGCGTGACCTCTGCTCTAAATGAAGATGGGCTGGTTCCAGGATACGAAGGGTGGGGCTCTATGAAAATACATTTACAAGAGCTATCTGACATATTTGTATCTACTCCTGTTTTAAATACTCAGTACCCTAATGCAGAAATATTGCCTGGGTTTAATGGTGGCGTAAGATATTTATATAACTCTTACAAGAAAATGACAGACGTCATTGTAGATCCTATTTTTGCAGGTAGTGCAATGGAGGATTTACTTCAATGGGGACGAGCTGTTCAGAATAATTTAGATCAAATTTTATCTGGTATAGAATCTTTAGGATATTTACCGGGTACTTTTGTAGGAGACATATCTTTTAAACTTTCCAACAAAGAAAGAAGTACTCTTGTAGATCAGCTTAGATCACTTAATTTTCAAGAAAATGAAATTAATGAGTTTTTATCTATTGAGTCCTTCCAAGATTTAATAGAAAGATTTGCTCCTATTAGCGACTCAAGAGATCAAATTTCTTTTTTAAGAGGATATGAGCTTTCTCAATTATTATATGAGTTTGGAGGAGAGGCGGCTATTGATGCCTATTTAGAGTATCTCTACTCTAGGGACTCTAATGGATTAGAAAAATTATTAGCTATTTCTCTTAAAGATAGAAGCGACGCAGTAATATATAACGAGCAAAGGTTTGGTAAGTTAGTGGGGTTATTATTAAACTTAACATTTGCAATAGATAGAAATCAGATAGAAGCATTTAAAAAGTTTCTTTCTCAAAATCAACTGGATCTTTTTGAATCTATTTCTTACCTCCTTAACAACAAGGATGTAAATTTATTAAAAGATAAGGATAGCGTTTCTCTTTTAAAGCCTATTGTAAACTCTTTAATTTTTGGAACTAGTCAAGGACTTAGCGAAGAAGCTTATAATATAGACTATCCTACGGCTAATAAACTTGCGCCTATAGAACTTCAAAAGTTCACAGATATGATTAACTATGAAATAGGAAACGTACCAACTAATATACTACAAAATCTATATGATAAGAGCGCTTCTCTTACCTCAGAAGAGCTATTTAATATCTTTGGAGGGGGTGCTTTTCATTCTGATTACGGACAGTTGATGGACGGATATTCTGGTGGGCAATTTACAAAAATAATTAATTTTGCTTATGTAAGTGGATTGTTGCATAAGCTAAGCTATTATAATAACTCGTATCAAGTACCGAACTTTTTAATTAAGAGCCCTATATTCTCTGAATTGGTCTTAGTTATTAAGAGCCTTTCTTCTTTGATGTCTTTAGTACTTGATAACTTTGCAAATTCTCTTGAGTTTACTTTGTCTCAAAATAGCAAGAACATATATCCTTTTGAAAACATTATTTCTACGTCAAACAATAAAATAGAAGAAATTTCAAACATCATAGCGGGGTTAGCGCCTGAAGGAAGTGATTTATCTAGCCTTGGATCTCCATCTGTAAACTCTGAAGCAAAAATAATAGGCTCTCCAGGTATAGGTAACTCCCCTGTTCCAGAGTCTATTCCTTTAGAAAACTCTATAACACCAGAACAGGCGAAAATTCTTTCTACAGAAATATCCGCCAACTATTCTTTTATTGCCCCAGCGGCGTCTAAAGGGCTATCAGATTCTGAAAAATTAAATAAATTTATAGGATTGATTGAAGACACAAAGATTATAACTGGTATTTCTAAAGAATCTACAGAAAAAGAGTACATTAACGTTCCAACTAATAAAAACAACGATAAGATAGATAATCTTAAAGAGCTTAATGTGGTACCTAAAGCATATGAAAATCCAAAATTAAGAGAAGAACTTATTCAGATCGAAGAAGATAATCTTGTTGCAAAGGGTCTGGTTTCTGAATTTGATACTATAGAATCTTGTAAAAAATTTGGTGGAACAAAATGCGAAGAAACTTTTTCTGGCAAAGAAAATCAATGCGGAGCTCCTACTAATAAAGCAATATACTCACAAAGAGATAATTCTAATAATTTAACAACCTCAGAAAACAGCAGTATTAAGATTGACAGACCTCTAGGCTCAGAAGAAACAAATAAGCCAGAAGAAGTATTTTTAACTCAAAATGTTCCTTCCTACTTTAGCATACTTCCAGGAGAATCTATTGTTCCTTCGTCAAACGGAGATCCGCTCATTAACACCCTATCTTCTGAACCTATAGTATTTAAAAAAGACGGTTCTTCTTTAGAGGCCCTGTACTCTCCCTACTATAATAGTGAATTTGGGTTAATAGAAGCTATAAAGGCAAAATTTGAAAAAGACGAGCCATTTAAATGTTCGTTGCTAGAAGATCCCTATGCTTACCAAGCGTGTATGAATTTGATTAAATGCAAAAAATTCAATAGGCAAAGTAATACTAAGTTTTTAAAGTTCTGTCCTAAAACTCTTTCTGGAGGATCATTAAAATGAAAATTTACTCTAATTTTTTACTAGAAGAAAATCAAACTTTACTACCTTTTAGTAAAAGGCAATCTAACAGCTTTAATTACGTTGCATTTGAAAATACAAATATTGTCTCAAATGACGAAGCCAAGATATATAAAGAAAAAAGTACGTCTGGGGAAATTTTTATAGATTCTTTTAATTACAAAACTTTAAAAGAACTAAAAGTAACCAACCAAGGCTTAGTTACCTGGGATGATTTGTGGATAGACTCTGAGGCCGATGTAAGCATTGACCCTAGAATTGAGTGTATTAATCTGCAAAGAAATAGCTTAGTGTACGTTAATATAAACGAAGCAAGAGACTACCTAAGAGAACTTAATTTAGAAGGCAATGAGACTCTAAAGTCTGTAACTATTACAGAAGCCCGGGCTTTAGAGATACTTGATTTAACAAATTGCTCTCAGTTAGAGGTTGTAAATTTAGGTTTGTCTAAGAATATAAAAGTATTGAGTTTAAAGAACTGTAGGTTAACAGAGGCTAATTTACAAAATATCCTGTGTTCTTTTACTCCAACAAAAACAGAGTCTGGGAACATAATCCCAGGTACTCTACCTCCATTTAGAAAAAAGTTTTCTACTCTGCTAGACTTAACTGGTAATGAGATAAATTGGGGTAATAGAAAAATTGCTTCTAAAATTAGGTTATTAGTTTCAAATAATTGGCTAGTTTTATGGGACAACCCTCCTCCTACGAGCGTGATCCCAATTCAAATGTACGCATTCTTCCCTAAGAATATAAAAGACACCGAAATTTCTCAATACTATGGCAGACCTTCGATCTAGATTTATTGAAGACTACGCTGGAGGTCTATTAAACGTCTCCAGACAAGAACTTACAAGCACAGGAGAAGTTCTTTCTCAAGATGGACTATTGTCTGATGCAAGCCTTTTTGTAGAAGACGGCTCAGGAACAAAGAGTGGGCTTAAGTTGGGTATTGCTATTGTGGAATCAGTTGACCCTACTACTGAAGAGGGAGTTGTAAATGTAAGATATGCCGACAGAACTTATGCTAGTATAAGAGACTTAAAGATTTTTTCAACGGCCGTTGCCTCTGCACAAGCGGCCTTATCAGATGCTGCAACATCTTCCATCTCTAACTTAGAAAATGCGTTCTTGTTATTGGAAGAATCTCAGAGAACAAGTGAGGCTGGAGTAGAAACTAGACTTAGTGTCTTTGAAGATAACCTCGATCAAGTAAAAACAATTGTAGGTTCAAATACAGGAGGACAAACTCTAGACGCAAGGGTAGATTCTCTAGAGGCCTCTTTAAATCAAGATACTTCTAATCTTGCAGCTTTAAGCGACATTATTAATAGTTTTGGTCTTTTTGCTAAAGCGCAGTTTGGCCCTGATGGCCCAGTTGAAACGATAAAATTTAAGGTTGCAGAGTCAGAAGATGAAAAATCTGACGGAACCTACGCAATAACTGGATTAACTGCTAGCACTTCTGGAGGTAGCGGTTTAAACGTAACAGTAACCGTTTCAGACGGTGTGGTTAGCTCAGTAGTTGTAAATAATGGCGGAACTGACTTTAAATTAGGAGATAAGGTAACTATTGCCGGATCTAGTAGTGGTAATGGTGGAGATATTACGCTAGAGGTAAGAAGGCTAGCTATTGTACATACCGATCTCGGGGCTGTTGACACCACTAAGTTTGAAACATTGGCAGACGAGGTTCAAAAACTTATTGTTAAATTAAACGACGTTATTGATATTTTAAATCGCAGTTAAACCTACAAAAAGGCCTCTGTCAATACTGCTTTTTCTAGTCGGATCGCGTAAATCGGTCCGACTTTTTTTAGTATAGCAAGAACAATACCTTCTTCTTTATCTTCTTCTGTAGGAAGCAATTGATCTGTTATATCTTTTAACGAGTCTTTTCCTCCTATCATTCTGCCTACTTCGTCAGGTCCAAACACCCATGATAGGTCTGTCTGATCTTCTGTTGCAACATAAAGACCAATGGGTTCGTTTTCTTCAAGTGCTTTCTTAAATAGAGGTATTAAATCTTCCTCCATATAAGAAATATTTTTAAAAATGTTTTTAATTTTTTCGCGAGCTTCTGGTTCTTCAAACATTACATTTTTTCAACTTTTACACCGAGTTGTTGGAGAACATCGATGCCATCAGTAATTCGGTACTCATTACGGTAGTAAACTTTTTTTACACCAGCTTGAGCGATCATTTTTGAGCAATCTGGACATGGGCTGTGAGTGCAAAACAATTCGGATCCATCTATAGATTCTGAAGATTTAGCCATTTTGACTAAAGCGTTTTGTTCTGCGTGGAGGACAAAAGGATTTGTACTACCATCTTCTAGCTCGCAACAATTAGTGTGAAATCCTGACGGTGTCCCGTTCCACCCATGAGCCAAGATACTTCCGTTCTTGACTACAATTGCCCCTACTTTCATTCTTTTACAATTTGAAACTTGAGAAAATAACTCAGCAGTTTTCATGTAAGCTTCTTTAATCTCAGGTTTCATAAAATAGGTTCTTCTACTTATTATACCATTTATACCTTTTTATGTCTAATATCCTTAATACCTTGTTCTTCTTTTAAGAATTTTTTATAAGCCTCAAAATCTCTCATGTCCTCCTCTCCTATAAAAACCATATTGGAGCGGGCTGGACGAACTCTCTTGGTGGGAATTTCTTTAGGCTCTTCTTCCGTGGGCTCAGGGTCGTTAAAAAAATTTTCTAACTCCTCTTGAGGAATTTTGTATTCTTCCTGAGTTGGTTCTTCCGCTTTAGCGGCCGATGGTTTTCTTGTTCTTCTAGTGGTCATAGTCTTCTCCTTTTACAGCTAGAGCATCCGGCCCATCCTTGTACTCTAGACGGTCCTGGGTATAAAGTTCCTGGCGCATCTTGGCTATATCCGGCTTCATAAAGTCCTGGAGCTAGCGTAGAACTCTTCTTACTAGCTTTTTCTGCCCATTGCTGCCAACCCCACATATCTTCGGAGCCATATACGTGAGGATTTTGTTCTGAATTATTTGCCATGATTGCTCGGGTGTTTCTGCTTGGACCTGGATTAACTCTGTAAGAAGACCGTAAATTTTTCTCTTGAGCTAAGGCCCTTTTTACGTAGTCAAAATTTTGTGTAGTTTTATCTCTATAGTCTCTAGAAGGGTTTGATTCCTTCCAAGAGTCAAATGGAGCTTTTGAAGAATCAATTGCCATTGTTTCCTTTATTCTATTGGCTCTTTAAACAAAAAATGCAAATTGGGGTTTAAAGAAAGTTACGTATAACACAATTATCCATGCCTTCTGCAAAAATGAGTAGACCGGCTTCTGAGTCCGGTAGCGTAATAGAAGTGAACGACGGTTTTGATTTTGGTGATCCAGAGATCTTACCTGTAGAAATTACCGCAGGTAACTTTTTGTATCTTAAAGAGCCTTGTGCTGAAGACCTAATCAAAATTGCAGAAATTTCTGAAAACGAAAAAATTACAGAAATCGAAGCTACACTGCAAACTATTTGCATTCTTCACTGCCCTCAAGACGGCGGTAAAAAACTTTCGTTGCGAGATGCTAAGCGTCTAACCGCTAAGCAACTAAAGAAAATAGGTGAATCTTTAAGCCTTCTATTAGGATCTGATGAATGAAGATCTTGAAGTTGTAAGAGAGTATAACTATGTTATTACTCTGTATGACAAAAGAAAAAGGAAAATTCAATTTAGAGACATAACAGGAAAAGACCTAGAGTTCTTAGAAAGAATTTTAGGAGAAGAAAAAGAAGGTGGTCTTGAACTAAAAGACGCTATCTCTATATTAGAGAGGATAAGCGTAACGTCAATACAGATAAATAGACTTACTAAAAGAGATATCTTACGAGTATTCAAAGCAGTATCTGAGAATATTTTATGTAACTATATACCAAAGGTGAAATGGTTGGAAGTCTGTTATGCTTTGCAAAATAATTCTTTTGTGGCTTTGGAGTTCTTTGAAAATCAACCTATGACAAAGGTTATGGCCATGATTCAGGTCCATCAAAACGCTATTGAGCAATTAAAGAAACCACCACAGGATAAATGACAGACGTTTTAAGACTAAAACTTATTTTTATACTTTGCTCTATAACAACACAAAGAGATAGAGAAAGACTAAAAGAATTTGTCCAAGTCTGCTCGTACCACGTCACCGATTCAGATTTTAATAAAATAATGAGAAAGTCTTTAAAAATCTTAGAGTTTCAAAATTGTGGTAGTGAGAGCTGCCCAGATTGGCTTATGAATAACCTCTTTGACCTGTACAAGAGTACCGAGGAAGATTAAAGCTTATAAATGGGTGTTTGTTTAAAGGCTTTCTGAAAGGCCTCTTACTTTGTAAAGATTTAATTTATGGCTAATCCTGTAAACATTAACGTAGGCGCTATCAAGCGTCCTGGAGTGTTTGTTACTCAGTCTTCAACTGGTGGATTACCCCAGCCCTTAGCATCTCATGCTATTGGCTATATCTTCGGATCTACACCTACAGATCCGTATGATGATACCCCCATTGATGAGTACTCTGCACTTCAACCATACAAGCCAACACAGATTGGCTCCCTAGCAGACTTCACCGATAAGATTGGTGGCATCCCAACTGCCGCTAATAATCCTAACTCGATGATTTCTTATGATTCAGTAGGTGCATTTTTTGAAAACGTCGGTGTAAATGGTATTTTATACTATACCCGCGTAACTCCAACTCCTGAGACTAAAGTTGTTGTAACCAAAGGCGCAGGCTGGAATCTCTTCTCCTTGAAAATTGGCGGAAGATATTTTGGCGATACTTCCCTTGGAATTAACGATTCTGACGGTGTAGAAATCAGAGTTATTACTACAACTGCTCTTGATGCTAACGACAACGCTTTTGATGTTGTTGGATATTTAAAGAACGACGACCCCGATTTTGGAACTTATTTCAGAATCGAGCAAGACGACGAAGAGGCTAAAGAAGCAACATTTAGAATCTATTCTAAAGACGTAAGATCTCTTCCTGAAATCGACAGTTTTAAAGCTTATCAAATCTCTGATACTGCTTATGCAACACCAACTGATGCTGGTACCATTAACTTCTATGTTCCCATCAAAGAGTTGGCTCTTCGCTGTACTTCTAGAGACGTAGCTACTAACGAACCTATTAAGTATGTATCTGGTGGAGCATTAGGTAACTTTATCGAAGCCGCTTCTGTTTCTACTAATACTAACGGAACAGCTTCTTTCCAGCATAACCAAGGCGCTGGTACTAACGAAGGTTGGGTAAACCTTGTTGATATTGATGCTCTTGACGTTGGAACTGATGCCGTTGCCGCTGGCGACTTAATCGTGTTTGAAGGAATTGACCCTGGAACTGGTAACTATGTAGGAACTGGAGACATTGCCGGTGTTGGTAATGTTGCTTATAACAGAGTCTACAAAGTACATACAGTTGATGCTGCTAATAACAGAATCAAGCTCCAAGATCCTGCTCAAAATACCGCTGCAATCCTTGACTTTACTGGCTCTAACGCAACTGTAGTTGTAAGAGTACGTAGACTTGTCTATAACGTAACTAAGGACGTTGTTGGTGGTTCTGTTGCTGATTCGGCGGCTGTTACAGATTCTGATGTACAGGGCGTAGTTGCTCAGGCTCTTGAGGATTTCCTCGTTGACCAAAAAGTCTATGCTAGTGCTTCTGTAATTCCCGATGATGTATATGTAGCTGTTTCTACTGATGAAAGAGTCGGTAAGCTTGGCCATAATGCCCTTCCTGACATCGGATCTCAGTATTATCAGTGGGATGCTTCTGGTACCGCTTTCGCTGTTAGTGCGACCGTTCCTAATGGATCTGCTACTAGCGTAGGAAGCAACATCACAAGATCTGGATACCTTCCTGATACAGTTCAGGTATTCTATCTAAATATCGCTGGCGAGAACAGAGCCATTATTGCCAACGGAGCTAATCCTTCTGAACTTACCGACAGTGTAAGAGATTCTATTAACGAGATTCTTGAAGAAAAGAATATCAACGAATTCTATAAGGTTGAGTCTATTGCCGTTGACTACTCCGGTTTAGGAGCTAATAACTTTGCCCCTAACAACGGACTAGCCATCAGCACCTCTCCAGCAACAGCCGGTACCCCTGCTCTAAGACCTTCCAACGACGGAAGACAGCTTACAGGAACGGTTGAAGTTACCTCTGGTGCTACAACAATTCAGGGCACGGTTTCTGACGAAGTTGCTGGTGATATCACAGACCTTACGGCAGTCGGTGTTCTTACTGGTAGCGGAACTAATTTCCAAGCCATCGCGGCTCCTGGAACTAGAATTTTAGTTAATAGCGCAACTTATGAAGTAGTAGAAGTATATGATGCTACTACAATGCTTGTTAAGAACCCAGCAGCAACAACGTTTACTGGCGCAACTCACAAGTTACGCACTGTTGCTACTAAGTTCACTGAAGAACTTAATGAAGGGGATCCTGTTGTTATCAACGGATATCGCTTTGAAGTTGCTTCTGCTGTTACTCGTGACGACCAATTTGTTGTTACTAGCGCTCCTACATTCACTGTATCTTCGACAACCGTAAGCCTAGACAGCTCTGCTGCTAATGGTTTCTACCGTCATGATTACATCCTAAGACTTAAGATTACCTCCAAGAACGGAATTCCTTCTCCTGTTGTTGCTGGACTTAACCGCTATGGCATTAAGGACACTAACATCGCGAGAATTGGCTCATTGGAAGAGGCCCCAGACTTTGCTAACTATAAGCTTAGTGCTAAGTCGAGAGCACAGGACTTCGTTTATGCTATTGAGCAAGGTATGGGATCTGGTTTATATCAGCCTGGTTTCCTCTTCGCTCCTGAAGCGTATGGAAGCTTCAAGTCTGAAGTTGGTGGATTGACAAAGAGTGGCGCTAGAGAAGAAAGAGTTAAAGTAACTCAATCGCTTCTAAGAGCTGCTGAAGGTAAGCTTGGGGAGACCGAAGGTATCTCTGGTACTCAGCATATTGCTCTAATTGACTGCGGAGCCGATGAAGAAAGCCTTAGCGAAGTTCAAGATGAACTAGCCTACATCAAGAAAACTGCCGGTGTACCTTTCGGTCACGCTGCGTACTATGCTCCTTACATTAAGAACCTTGCCGGTCGTTTCGTACCTCCAAGTTCTTACATCGCTGGTATTGCATGTTCTAGATACAACAACGAAGGATTCCAACAAGCTCCTGCTGGTGCAAGATATCCTCTAAGAGGCGCAACCGCCCTCCGCTTCGATATCACCGCTCAACAGCAAGAAGTTACCTATCCTCTAGGCCTCAACCCAATCAGAAGCCTACCTAACAGAGGAATCGTAGCTTGGGGTGCAAGAACAATGAGCTCCAACCAGCTCTTCAAGTTCGTTAACACCAGAGCGATCCTTAATGTTCTTATTGACGTCTTATCGAGAAGCTTCGACGATATCCTCTTCGAGCAGATCGACTCTGCAGGAACACTTTATTCCAGAGCCAAGTCTATTGCCTCTCAGGTAATGGGTCAACTCTATCGTCAAGGTGCTCTATTCGGTGCAAGACCAGAACAGGCTTATCTCGTAGTTTGCTCTGATGCAAACAACGCTTTGGCTGACCTAGAAAATGGAACTTTAAGACTCGATGCTTATGTGGCCACATCGCCAACTCTTGAGCGTCTAGTTGTTACTGTAGTTAGAACACCTGCTGGTCAGGTTGCTCAGGTACAGGATACCTTCTCTAGAAACGTTGATAGATTTGATTATCTACTCAATAATACAACCATCTGATCCCGATGACCGATAATAAAGAATTAGTTTTAAATTCAAACGAACCTCTATCTTCTCAACAACCTAAGAAGGTCGTGCACATCGAGATGTTCAAGGCTGGTCCTCAGATCAGCTCCACTGGGCAGAAGATGATGTTTACTGAGGAGGATTTAGATCAAGTTGTCGGAACTTATTCTCCAGAGCAGCATGAAGCTCCTCTGATTATCGGCCATGATCAAACTGATTCTACCCCTGCATTAGGCTGGGTAAAAAATCTTTGGAGAAAGGGTAAAAAGCTTTGGGGTAAAGTCGAACTTACCCCTAAGGCAGAACAACTAATTAAGGACGGAGTGTTTAAGAAAGTAAGTAGCTCCTTCTACTTACCCGAGGCGGAAACTAACCCCCACCCCGGTAAATTGGCACTCCGCCACCTTGGATTAGTATCTATTCCTGCTGTAAAAGGCTTATCTGCTTTTTCTGAAGGTGAAGCTAACGACGAAAAAATCATTGATTTAGTGCCCCAATCGGGCAAAACCGTTATTTCGTTTAAAGAAGCCCTAGAAACAAACAACTCTACTATGACTAAGAAGAAAATTTCTGACGAAGTCAAAGAGGTCTCGGTAGATCAGAATGTTGATCATGCCGAGGGTTCGATGACCGTCAATATCAACATTGGTGGCGGAAAGCCTACAGTTTATGACGACTCCGGTAATGAGGTTAGTGAAACCGGAGCTCCTGCTGACTACCAGATGGAGTACGCAGATGATGAGGAAGAGAAAGAAGAGATGGCCCCTGAGGCCTCTGGTGAGGAAGAGAGCGATGATATGGGTCTAGAGGAAGAAGGTGGCGAAGAAGCCCCTGAAGCTTCTAGCGAAGAAGAGGAAGCACCTGCTGAAGAAGAAGGAGGCGAAGAGCCTGCTGGTGAGGAAGGCGAAGAAGATATCTCTGGTGAAATGGAAGATAACGACAAGAAAATTGCCTCTCTAGCTGCCGAATACGAGGAAGACGAGCTCTTCCAAGCATTGGCTCTCAAAAAACAAGCTACCTCCATGATGGAGAACGACATGTCCTACGCTGAAGCGGAAGAGAAAAAAGAAGAGGAAGAGGAGGAAGAGAAGAAAGAAGAGGCAGATCACGCTGAGGAAGTAGTTGATAATGCCGAAGACAAGAAAGAAGAAGAAGTAAGCGATAACGCTGAAGAAACCCCTGAAGCTAAAGAAGAAGCTAAAACTGACATGGCTGAAGAGGAAAAAGAGGAAGAAAAGGAAGAGGAAGAAGAAGAGAAATCTGATATGGCCGAAGAGGTTAAAGAAGAGAAGAAAGAGACTGCTGACCACGCTGAAGAAGCTGCACCTCTGGCTACCGAATCTCTAGATCATGGCGAAGCAGCCATTGGAGATCAGAGCATTGACACCCTCAACGCTCGTGTAGCCGAACTCGAGGAAGAGCTTAATAAGCAAAGAAAGCTTGCTCGCGAGAAAGAGATTTCTTCGTTTGCTGAAGGACTCTATGAGTCTGGAAAGCTCACAGAACAAGTTGTACCTAAAGGTGACCTTGTTCGCTTCATGGAGACTCTTAACCATAAGAACTCTGTGAATTTCTCAGAAACCGGAAAGGCCTCTCAGTTTGACTTCATGCGCGGAGTACTCGAGTCGCTACCTTCCATGGTTTCATTTGAAGAATTTGCAACACCAGCTTCTGCTCCTAAGCAATCGAAGTCGGTTGAGCCTAATGCTTCTGGATACGCTTACGATCCAAACACCGCAAACGTTCATGCTGATGCGTTATCTTACGCCGAAGAGAACGGATGCGATTACTTAACAGCTGTTAAGTTTGTTATTAACAACAACTAAGGTAAATACTAATGGCAACTGACCCACGTTACATGTCTTTTGACCACCAGTATGTCGAAACCGTGTCGACCAGCGCTACAATTGCTGCTCACCGTTTCGTAACTCGTGCTGGTGCATATCCTGCTGCCGATGGCGATTTCGCCGCTGGCGTTTCTGTTTACGATGCTCCTGGTGCTGGACAACTCACCGCCAAGGGCTATCAAGTTGACAACGGTGCCAACGCCGTATATGAAGGTCAACTCAACCCATCTACTACACCTGCTAAGCCTGGAGTATTCCCCTATCAGGGTCTTCTCTCCATCGTAACTGAAGGTATCGCAATCGTTAAGGTTGACACCGATTCTAACGCTATTGCCGTTGACGGTGCTGTATACTCTTCTGATTCCGGTGAAGCTCTCGATGCTGGTGGTGCTGGTACTAACTTCATCCTTGGCCGTGCTCTTGACGCTGCTACTGGAACTGGTACCGAGTACATCAGAGTCAAGCTTGGTTCTGAAGGCGCTTCTTGATAACTAAAGGAGAATATTAATCATGATGAATCTAGATCAGGTACGCGTAATTGACCCTATTCTTACGCAACTCGCCCAAGGTTACAAGAATGCTGAAGGCGTAGCTACATTTTTTGGTCCTGCGGTATCGATGAATACCCGCGCTGGACGTACACTCGTTTTTGGTAAGGAAGCATTTGCTGCTCAGTCCTTCCTCCGTGCTCCTGGAACTAACATCCAAAAGATCCAGAATGAGTTCGGAACACGCTCGTTCGCTCTCCGTCAGGAAGCGATCAGCTGGGAGATTGCTGAAGAAGTAGCTGCTGAAGCCAAGAATGGAGCCGCTCAGCTTGACCTCCGTCAATATGCTGCTAAGGACGCTGCAAATCGTCTCATGCAGTCCTGGGAAGTAACCGTTGCTGGTGCCGTCACAGACTCCACCGCATACGAAACTTCCTGCGTATTCGACCTCGCAACTCGTGCTTCTGGTGCTGACCAGTTCAACCAAGCCACCTCTGACATCGAAGTTCTAATCGATGAAGCTAAGGAAGCTGTTCGCGCTCAGATCGGTACCTATCCTAACAAGATGGTTATCAGCCCTGACGCTTTCAACGCCCTCAAGCGTAACAAGAGAATCAGAGACTTCATGCAGCGTGGAGTACTCGTCAATGAGGCAACTCTTGCCAACATCTTCGGTCTTGACGAGATTCGTGTTGCACGTCGTCTCAAGCTTAACCAGACCTCTGGTGCTCTTGAGAACATCTACAACAACGTAGCCGTTCTCTTCTACCAGCCTTCTGGTGCAACCGACGGTTTTGCTCCTGCATTAGATGCAAACTACGGTAACCCTGCCTTTGGATACACCTACACTCTTGCTGGTTATCCTATCGCTACTCCTGAGCGTTTCAACATCGAGCGCCGTGTATTCACCGGTGACATCCTTGTTGAGCGTTCCTTCGAGCTCGTTGGCATGGGACAAAATGGTAAGGTCGGCGCTGGCGCTATCCTCACCAACGTAGTTGCTTGATACATTATCATTCAACTTAACAAAGTGGCTGGCCTTCGGGTCAGCCCTTTTTGTTTAAAGTAAAAAGAAGAAAGATATAAGTTTATGCCAGGTCCTCAACCGCCTAGAGACATATACGGAGTCGCAAATAATTGTACCCCAGC